AGATCCTTAAGGGAGTCTGTCATCTCACGCTGTTTGCGAACTGCCTCATCAGCTTTTTGCGACCACTGGGCCAGCGCCACTGCCCCGGCTTCGATGGATTTACGCTGCTCTTCACTCCACTTAGTTCCGTTCTCATGCGAAGCCGCGTACAGCTCTGCTGCCTTCTCGCCCTGAGTAGCACGAACCTTTTGCACTTCGGTAGCAACACCAAGGTCGGCCATTTTTCGGCTGTACTGCTCGGCTGTTTGCGCTGCCTCACGAGCCGCCTTTCCTGCGTCGCGCGTTGCATCTGCCTGAGCTTTTTGAGAAGCAGCTACCCGCTGCGCATTGTTATAGTCGTCCTCGGCCGCCTTTGTATAGTCCGCAGCATACTTTGAGTTTTCAGGGCCTGTGCGACCCATTTTGTCGAGTTCAAATTGCGCCTGCCTGCGTACCCTGGCAAGACCGGTTAATCCAGCAAGCTCTGCCTGCTGCTGCTTTTGAATGAGGCTTTGCTGATCTTGGGTTGATACAGGGGCTTGTGGAATGGCAAAGGGAACATTAACTAACGCGCTTCGCGACGAGAGCAGCTGATTACCAAGCGAAAGCAGCCTGTTCAACTCAGAATGCTGACCATTCATCATTAGTAAAGAATAATATGCCTGGTTTTGCTTCCACGCCTGCTCTCGAAG